CAGGTGCTATTATCAATATGGCTGAGAACTTAGATCCAGGATTGAAGCCTTACGTGCTAGACTTTGCTGGTGCTAACATTGATAACATTTACACAGTTATTAGCAACACTATCTCATCAATCGAAAAAATGGCATCCATAGGTGGTGTTCGTGCAACTGAGTCACGTAGTATGAGTGGTGTTGCTATGGAAACAGAATTCCAGTTGCTCAATGCTAAGTTGTCATCGTTAGCAGACAACATGGAGTTGGCGGAGGAACAAATCTGGGAAATATTCGCATTGTATCAAGGCACACAGTGGAACGGTGAGATTCACTATCCTGGTTCATTCAACATCCGTGATACAGGAACAGAAATTAAGAACCTACAGATTGCTAAAGCAACTGCTACTGATCCTGCTTTACTTGCAGAGATCGACGAGCAACTTGCAGAAGCATTAGGTATTGAGAACTTTGAGTCTACAATACCGTCAGTTGGTGAAACAAACGGTCAACAAGATACCGAAACAGTCGATGTTGACGAAATGAACTAAATAGATTTATTACCTATGAAAGGGGCGATGCACAATGTCAGAAAATACATTGGTTAATGAGGGTACTGATTCCTCTACAGAAAACGATCAGGCAGCAAGCAGCAAGACTTACACTCAGAAAGAAGTAGACGATATGGCAGCACGCCTTAAGGCAAGTATCGCTAAGAAATATGAGAAGAAGTTCGAAGACTTAGGTGACATTGACGAACTACGTTCAATCAAGCAAGAAGCAGAACAACGCAGACAGCAAGAACAAATTAAACGTGGTGAGTTTGAGAAGACCTTACAAGAACTTGCAAGTAAGAAAGATGCTGAAATTGCTAAACGTGATTCAATCATTAAGGAATACAAAGTGAACACACCATTGCTATCAGCAGCCGCAAAGCATAAAGCAGTCAATGCAGAACAAGTTAAAGCACTTCTTATGAGCAGTGTTAAACTTACTGATGAGGGTGATGTTGCAGTATTGGATGACAAAGGAAATATTAGATACACAGATTCTGGTACAGCCTACCAAGTTGAGGACTTAGTCCAGGAATTTTTAAACAAGAACCCACACTTTGTTCAACCAACACCAGCAACTACAAACTCACGTAGCAATGTGAACGCTGATGGAGGTCCACAGATTGATATCACAAAATTAGATATGAAAAACCCACAAGACCGTGAGCGTTACAAACAGTACAGAAAAACTCATGGTATCGCCTAATTAAACTTTCAAGGAGAAATTACAAATGGCAAATACAATTACATCAGATATCAGTGCTTTGATTCCAGCAATCATCGCAGAAGCAATGTTCGTCGCTGAAGAAGCATCTATCATGCGCGGACTTGTTAAGAACTTCTCGCTTGGCGTGAACAACGGTAAGACTATTACTGTTCCTATCTACCCTAAGCAAACAGCAGCAGGTGTTGCTGAAAACACCGATCTTACTTCGGGTAACGTTGTTACTTCGAGTGCTACTCTTACAGTTAGCGAAGTTGGTATCATGACAACTCTTACTGACATGGCTGTTAACTCCGCTGCAACTAACGTTGTTGCTGATGTTGGTCGCTTATTTGGTGAGGCAATTGCACGTAAGATGGACCAAGACTTAACAGCATTGTTTGACGGCTTCAGCATTTCCGTTGGCGGCGCAACCACTGCACTTACAGCACCGCTAGTTTTCCAAGCAGTTGCTAAGTTACGTGCTCGTGGCGTTCCTGGATCAGACTTGTTCTGTGTTGTTGCTCCAGAAATCGCATACGACCTTAAGGCTGGTTTAACAAACACATTTGCTAACCCAAATGCAGGCTTAATCCAGAACGCAGCAATGGCAACTGGTTATGTTGGTATGCTCGCAGGTGTTCCAGTGTTTGAAAGTTCTAACGTGTTAGTTGACACTCGCGTTTCTAAGGGTGGCTTGTTCCACCGCGATGCTCTTGGCTTAGCAATGATGAAAGACATCAGCATTGAATTACAACGTGACGCAAGTCTTCGTGCTACAGAGTTAGTTGCTACCGCTGTTTACGGTGTTGGTGAACTGTACGACGGTTACGGTGTTGAGTTACACAATCAAACATCGTTGACTTAATCTGAGGAGTTAGACAATGCCCTTCATTAAACAAAGCGGAGTAACAATTAGTTTTGCGGAGTTTCAAGACGTCCTTGATCGTGATCAGAGACTCTTTGACGCCAATGAGGGGATAAACGACGAGAATGTTATTGAACCCTTGTTGATTAGAGCCACGGAGCGGATTTTGACACAGATCCGCTCCAGTGACTGGTGGACAAGTCACTTTGAAGGAGTAACAATTCCTGATGTTGATGCTAATAATATACTTGCACGTCAATCTGATTTTACTGATCTCTGTGTCTATACTGGTTTGGCAGAATACATACTGCCGATGATTGCTGATTTTGGCACAGAAGACAACGCAGAGTACAAGAAGATGGGTTACTACAAGCAAAAGGCAACAGACTTATCAATTGAACTTATCAAAGCAGGTGACTGGTATGACTTTGATGCTGATGGTGTTATCGCAGCAACTGAAGTTAAAGCCGGAGTATTCAACCTAAAGAGAGTCCGCTAAATGAGACAAGAACTAAAAGACTACATCGTCGCACTTAAACTGAAGAACTTCAAAGTGTCAGATGAACTTCCATTCTCTAACAGTGGAACAGCAATGTTCCTTAAAAATCCTAAAACGATTTATGTTGAAGAAGATCAATATGCTGAAGAACCATTAGTCCAAGCACTTAACGGTGTAGACATTAATAGTGAGGTTACAACAGTTCGTGTTTATTTCTCAACAGATGCAAAACAACAGCCGTCTAACTATGCACTTGCAGTATCAAGTATCAAAGCCTGGAAGTATCAAGCAGAAAATATGATTTATAATCGTAAAGAATGCGACATCACCACAGAGTACGAGAACGATTTGCAAACAACAGAGTTAGAATTTAGATTCACAAAAATTTCATAAAGGAAAACGATTATGACAATCATGGTAAACAACGCAGGCACTGCTGGTCAATTTGGAAAATTAAATCTTCAAATGGCTGGAAACGTTAGTACCTGGGTTTCGGTATTAGCGTCAAATATAGACTTAAAGTCTGAAAAGCAATTCCAGGAGTACACACTGTTAAGCCAATCGCTAAAACAGTATGCTCCTACATTTGTTGATTCGTCAATTAGCGGCGAGATGATCATTGATCACCTTACTTTTATTGGCAATTCAGCAGCAACCGCTGGCACATTAGAAAAGACTGGTTTGTGGCAAGCATCGTCAAACGGTGACAAACTTAAATTCCAATACGATATGGCAGCACCTGGCGAAACGTCAGGTAATATTGGTGCAACATTCACAGGCAACTGTTATTTAGGTGGAATTACCTCAACCTCAACTACAGAAGCACCGGTGTATATGAGCCCATACGAGTTGCGTGTTTTAGACATTACCAAGACTGCATTAACTTAAAAAGTTAAGCAGCAATAAAAAGGGTCTCGTGGGCCCTTTTTATTTGGCTAAATAATGTAGAGGTACAGATTAATGGATATTTTAGAAAACAAATCTGACTATGACCTTCTAAAATCGTTAATAGCAGAGTCAGCAAAGGCTACTAATGAATTAAGATGTGCTCGTCAAGATATAGAGAAAGCAAATAATAGACTAAACTTTGTTATATTATTAACAAACGAACTGATTAACAGACAAGGAGATTAACAGAAATGGCAAAAGAATTAAAAGGACTATTAGACAAACCAAAGTTAGTGCCAATTGAAGTAGATGGTGAAAGTACCATGGCTGCATATGGAGAAATTGTTACTGTATATGTAAAGAGCAGACTTTCTATTAAAGAATTTTTTGAACTTGGTAAAGCAGCATCTACAGGCGATGATGAAACATTGTTTGCTTTTGTTCAACCTATGGTAGTTGATAAGGACGGAAAGCCATTGTTTAGTAATGGCGACGAAGCAGACCCTAAGGTTATTGTTGAAGTAGTAACTAAGGTTGCAGAATATTTAATGGGTGTAGTGGGAAAGCAGTAAGTGACGTTACCGACTGGGGAGATGATGAATATACTATGATCACTATTGATAATTTAGCGTCTAGATATCATTTACTCCCTAGTGATGTGTTAAGCAAAGCAAACTCTTTTGACTTAGAAGTATTAAACATAAGTTCAAGGTGGGAGCGTCACAAATTTGAACAGCAGAACCCAGACATTAAAAAAGAATCACCAAAGTTATCAGTTGAACAAATGCAAGAAATGTTAAACAAGGTAAAAAACAAATGAAAGGTTCGGTAATTATAAAAGACAATCTTACACCAGTGCTTAACAGCATTAAGAAAGATCTGGATAGATTACCAAAAGAAACTCATCAGAAGTTTGTTAAAGAAACACCTAAAAGAACAGGCAATGCAAGACAGAAAACTAGACTCAATGGTGATGTAATTGTAGCAGATTATCCATATGCACAAAAACTTGATGATGGATACAGTAGTAAAGCACCAGATGGTATGTCTGAACCAACAGAGAAGTGGTTAGAAAAGAAATTTAAAGATATATTTAGGAAATAATAATGGCGACAACAACTAACACCGTAAAGTATGTAGTTGATTCAACTCAAGCAGAACGAGCATTGGGTAACATACAAAAAGAATCGCAGAAAGTTAATGAAACATTTGGTAAGTTGAAAGGTGTTATTGCTGGATTAGCCATTGGCTCTTTTATTACAAATGCATATCAGATGGCTGCTGCTATTAATGATGTAGCAACCGCAAGCAGCATTAGTGTTCAGTCAGTGTTAGGATTCCGTGACGCTATCGCAGCAAACGGAGGAGAAGCATCAGCAGCATTAGACGGAATTTCTAAATTTTCTCAAGCGATTAATAATGCTGCTGAAGGAAGTAAAGCAGCACAAGATTCGTTCTTAACATTAGGTGTCACACTTAATGATTTAAGGACAATGTCAGAACAAGATTTACTTAATAAAG